TCACGACGGACATACCACTTGGTGACCAATCCTAGTGGCAAGGTTCCACTCCCAGGGAAAGAGTGGTACCAGGGTGCTGCAACACCCAGAGCCTATTCCAAGCCAGTCCAGAAATGCTTGAGCATGTCTTTACTCAACGCAAATTCTGGATAACCCAGCCTGATAAGCTCACGCCTGAGGAAACCTGAAATTTCCTCATGCATGCCATAGTTCAGTAGATAGCTAGCAAGCGTCTCTGGTGCTTCACTTTCACTCACATGATATAAAATGTAAGCATGTTTAGCACCATATGCCGGTAGACAGGTTTCCTTGTCAAATTTAAACCCGGCGAATTCACTTATTGGATTAACCAAATCAGAAATCTCCGAGGTTTTGACAATAGCACCAGTCTTTGCAACTTCACTCTCATAGGCCGGTACATTAGGGACACATTCCTGAAGGGTATCATCTCCCAAACAGGCAAACCCCCCAAGTCTCTCCAAAGACCAGCCTAATCTCCGACAAACCAGAGCATGGACTGCAAACTGCCATAGGCTGTTGAAAGCAATGGTGCCAAAACAACCACTCTTCTGCACACCCATGGCATTCTGCACTATGACTGTATCTGCTAACTGCCATTTACACTCCTCAAGCAAGGCATCAATTCTCGAATTCACCAAAACTTCTGGGACCCCAACTATCATTCGGGGTATGAACCGTTTCAGGAAGTCCACATGCCATTCTTGTACTGTCCAATCCCATCCTGACTTATCAGCCATCATCGGTCGTCTAAACTGATTAGCCAACCAACGAAAACCTCCCTTGATGGGTGCCCAACCTGGTTTACTAGGTACACTGCGGTGTTTCTCAATTAACGCCTCAAACCAGTGTGTAAAAATAAGCCGATCAACTAAATTATCAGTCAAACCCACTCCTTGTATCAGTCTCCACGCTCCATCATCAACCTTCTTCATCTTATGTGGCTCTTGTTTTATGAAGACGTTGATGTTGTCGGCTTCAACCACTCCCTTCCTCAAGACACGTAATCTGGCATTTACAGATTCTTTAACGCGCATGACATTGGTGTAATTGTGTGGAAGATGGGCTGCATCAAGACCAAATAAAACCTCACTGGTGGGCGCCTCATCTTTCCAAGGATAACCCGGACTGGCGTCCCTATCCAACTTCAACATAAATTCAGCCATTAAATCATCATCTACCTCCTCAACACCATGCCACAAAACGCGTGTCGCACCATAAACGCGCTCGACATCGTCCAATATCAAATCCATTTCCTTATTGGTTGGAGGTTTCAACAATGAACGAGATCTCAAAGCTAACCGGGCGTGGTAACACAGTGAAGCTCCCAAATAACGGGGAGCATCGACGCTATTAGGCATTGGATATTGAAATTGGTGTTCGAATCCCTCTGCCGAAAATACTCTACTAAGAGTTTCAGCATCATAGAACGAACCAGCCAATTTATTCTTAACAGCTTTACGGGTATTCCGCAAAGGAATCCACAAATCTCTCATACAATGCATTTTACCACAACAATCATTCCTTACACTTGGATTCTCAAACATACCAAACATCTGGAGGCAGTCACAATCGTCAGGACAAGCCCGCCCACCGGCGGGCTCACCTAGTTTCCCGAAGGAGCTGCCTCCAAACGTGTAAGATGAACCTCCTCCATGTGTTTAAAGAAATCTGGTTTGTTGCTAAAGCAAGGCCTATCCTTTGCCTTCCTTATAATGCAAGATGGACATCTTATCATTCCTTTGGGAGGCGGTCTAATATCTTCCTTTACAGAAGATTTAGTGTCCTTTAACTTAGTACCTTCTAAAACAATCTTCTTGTCGGACTTCTCCTCTGGTCGGTCGATAGCCGAGATGACTTCTTGTCTCATCTTCTCCTTTTCGGATTTACGAGCTAGAGCCCTCTTGGTATTTCTCTCGACCACCAGCCTAGAGAATTCTTTAATTTCCTCTTCCGTTAAACTCTCGAACAATTCGCGCACACGTAAACACATTGCGCTTCGCTTCACTTCCTTCTCCTTTGCCTCAGACTCCTGTCTGGCCCGGGATTCTTCCATTTCAATAGCACGCTTCTTGAGTTCTTCTTTTTTCCTCATCTTCAATTCCATCTCAATCTGGCGAGCTCTTTCTTCAGCTTCCCGTTTCTTCTTATCAGCGCGAATCTTGTCAATAGTACTCAACAATTGATTTGAAAACTTTCCCAGTTGAGTCAGTCTATTACAGATTGATCTAATACTCTGCACTTCCTCGTAGCTGACTTCGGATTTATTAACGGTTTCCCGCAACAAATCCAACTCATCCTCAACCAACATGGGTGCGACCATTTGGTTATAGTCAGCCAACAATTCAGCTTCAGAATCCCCGTGGAAAATTGGCTCCATTAACACATCATCCTTATATCCACCATTTGGATTGGCATTCGCCTCTTGTATTAAGAGCCGCTTCATCAACTGCTGGTGTTCCTTATGACATTGATCGCTCTTAACTTCAGCAGCCAAACATTTTTGTTTCAAGTCTTCGACCAAGGCTGTGAGCTTCGTCAAAGAGCTAAACAGAACACCAATACCAACGTTCTCTGATTGTTTTACTCGCTTAGTAGCTGATTCATCAGCCCACCAAGCACTACCGGCCAATTCATGTTTCTAACGAATTCATCAAACTCAACCTTCTTCCTTCTACGTTCTTCCAGGCGATATTCTTCTTCTTCTTCATAAATATCTTCAACTGGAATTTCATCTTCAATTGGGTTTGCATATCGTTTTGATTTCGAAAACTTATTATGCCTAACTCGCTTATCACCATTCTCATCATGGGTGTCATACTCAAAATCGGCATCTTCAAAAAGATGTGGAAACCGAATCTGTGCATAATTGTCGATATCTTCAGTAATATTATAGAATCTACCTTCAATTGAATACACATAAGCACCCAATGAGTCATTCCAATTGCGCCCAATTTTTCCTTTCTTCTTGTTATCCCAATCCGAAAGGAATTCCTCAAGCGTCCTGTCAGATGAATAACCACCCCTCGATTCTGGCGTCACACTCGACCCATTTTCCAATTCCATGAATCTTTTTATCAACCTACTAAGGGGGTTATCCTGACTCTTGATGATAGTGTCATTCGACTCAGTACCGAGTACCAACAGCTGCAAATAACTAGCCGATATGCCAAAATTCACAGCACCGCCTGACGTGTGCATCCCATACACATCATTCTTACCCGCAACGTAAAGCGCTCCACTGAATCCTTGAATCGTCGATCCAGAAAATACAATTTGTTGCGCCAAACCATCAAATGGACTAATTTTACCCACGCTAGCCTTAAACAAAGGAGCATAGGAGTAAATCATTGCCATAACTGATGTCTGCTTAGTATCCAAAGTCTTGATACGAGCGGCTGTCACACCTAAACGATTCAATTCAATCTCTGAGATGTTGATAAGGGATATATCATCCCCAATGGTCAATATGTCCTTTATGGGCGTCTCAACTACTACCATCTTTCCTAATCTTTTCCCCTCAGGTACAGCCAAGCGCACATACTTTGCAGTAAAAGCGGATGTATCAATAACATGTGTTGGGACAACTATGGTCTTAGAAATTCTAAAGCCATTACCCGCCCTACACCATACACCCTGATCATTGCACGTAAGCACCATTAACTGACAACTTGGGAAAGTATCAGGATGAGCTGTAACCAAAGGATTAACCTTCATACTCTCCAACATAGCTGTATCTTCATAAATCGTAGTCTTAGGGGCATCCAGCAGGAACATATTATACATAATATTCTTAATCCGGTATTCGAGCCCAAGTACTCCATTAACCACTAGAAATATTAGAGCCATTGTCCAGATCAAAGTACATATTATGTGGTCAAACCTCATCTCTCGTAAATCGAACGTATATTGTAACTCTATACAATTCATATAAATTACAGTAGCCGCAACAAGCACGACGGTAAGCAGCGTGCTCCACTTACCCCACGCACAATTTACGGGGGGAACGGGGCATGCTACGACCGCCATTCCTATAAGTAGCTTTTCTATTTGCAAAATCCATATTTGCTTAAGATCAACTATCACTATGGAAATCAAAACAAATCACTCAGATTCGCTCTGACACAG